TTCTAAAACAACTTTTGGCAAAGATTCTTAGGAGTCTTTAATAATTAATTTAATATAAGGAGACAATTATGTCGTCAAGTGCAACTCCTCACGGAGCTAGACCTGTTGGAACAATTGTTGGAAGCCCTTATCAAGGAAAAGTTACTCATTACAAAATTAAAAATGCCTTTGGTACATCCATATTTTATGGTGATTTTGTAAAATGGGCAGACGATAATCCTAATACTACTATCCAAAAGGATACTGGTACTACGGCTTGTACACCTATTGGTGTTTTTCTTGGTTGTGCTTACACAGACCCAACAACTGGTCAATTCACACCAAATCAATATTTCCCAGCTTCAACTGCTGCGGATGATATTGTTGCGTATGTTGCTACAGACCCTTTCATACTTATGCAGATGCAATCAGATGAAGCTCTTACTCAAGATGATCTTGGTAAAAACTTTGCGGTTGTACAAACTGCTGGAAGTACAACAATCGGTACAAGCAAAAACGCAGTAGACGGGAGCACAGCAGCTACCACTAATACACTACCATTAAAACTCGTTGATTTTGTTGACGGACCTGATAGTGCTATAGGTGATACTTATACTGATGTGCTTGTTATGTTCAACGTAGGGCATCAATTGCTCAACACAACAGGTATTGGTTAAGGAGTACAATTATGGCAGCTATATCAAGAGCTAATGAGCTTAAGCAGCTTCTTCCAGGACTTAATGCCCTGTTTGGAGAGGAATATAATAACTACGAGAACGAGCACGAAGAAATTTATGCAACTGAGAATTCTGAAAGATCATTTGAAGAAGAACTCAAGTTGTCTGGTTTCGGAGCTGCTCCTGTAAAAGATGAAGGTTCAGCTATCAATTATGATACTGCACAAGAGTCTTTTGTAGCTCGTTACACACACGAAACAATAGCTATGGGCTATTCAATCACAGAAGAAGCAATGGAGGATAACCTCTATGTTTCTCTCTCTGGTAGATATACTAAAGCTTTGGCTCGTGCAATGGCTTACACAAAACAAGTGAAAGCAGCGTTTCCATTAAATAATGGATTCTCTACAACTTTCTCTTCAGGTGATGGTGTTGCTTTATTTAGCACAGCTCACCCACTTGTAAGTGGTGGAACTAACAGCAACAGACCTTCTTCAGG